ATAGCGTTCTATCGCATGAAGTCGAAAGCAGTAAGTAACCACCAACCCCATCGCCCTTTGTGACCTCTGCGTACCGCCCTGTGTCAGCGATAGCCCATAGTCGTTTGCCACCTTTCAAAGTTCCAGCGACTTGTATCTTAAAGCCGTTGTCTACAATGAGATTCCTAAAGAACTCCAAACATTCAATCGGCTGCACAGGTTTATATTTGTCTGATACTACAGATAGTGGCAACCCTGTGTCTGACCTGTACAGTACGTTCTGCCCTAAGAAATGCTGGTGTCCAAATGGTGGTATACTGTATTCAACTTGACTGGAACATACATCCCAGTTCATGCCAGCTTGTACCGCCCACTCCTCAATAGTGGAGTCCTCATGTATCTGCTGCCCCAAGCCATGCCAAGGAGTATCCCCAACAAACGCAGTTTCTGCAAAGCTGTTACTTCTGATTGTAATTTCGTGTGCCATGATGTCTTATCCTTTTTTATGATTAGTAGATTAAGGCGTATACAAATGCAAATGCCATTGAAGCACCAATTGCCATCGGGTAAATCCAATCTATTATAAATTTTTTCATCTTATCTCCTTAGTAGGGGCATCGCTGCCCCTTTTAAATTAACTTAGGCGTTTAACGGTTTGCAAATCAGATACATCTACGCCATCCATAATTTCCGATAGCATAAATTTGCTTATGTTTAAAGTTTTTCTGATTCTTTCTACATCATTGGCATCGTTGAAAGCGTGAACACTTTGTAATAGTTCTTGGCAATCTGATAGCATACCCATAACTCGCATAGCGATTAAATTTATATCCATCGTTGCGAATTCATTTTCCATTTTCATATAACATTCGCGTATAACTTCTTCACTCATGCCGTAACATTGTTTGTCGAATTGTGTTGTAAGTTTTTTCATTTGAATCTCCTTTTCGTGTATCGGGTTTATTCCCGATGTGTAATTATAATACAAGTAAATATAATTTGTACACTTATTTATAATATATATTTAAACAATACACAATCAACCACTTACCTTTCGCTTTTTAACTTTTCAATCAATATATGAATTTCATCCATTGCATTTTGGTGGAATTTAAATGCCTCACTATCTTCATCATATATTGCATCCATACCTAAGTTAGCGTGATTAATAAGATGCTTCTTTAAACTACATAGCGCAACATGATTTTGTAAATTCATTTCATTCTCCTTGATAGGGGCTTTCGCCCCTTGTTAGTTATTTATATTGGTGGAATTCTGGGTTATTCGATACACCAAATGCGATTGCTAATTTCTCCATTTCTATTTTTGTTTTTTGATTTTGTGTTGAACGGTGTATTGTTGATAATGTTTTAGCAAGGTCGTTTGAACCCATTCGGCGGGCTAATGTTTTTGTGAGTGTGTTTTGTTCTGTTTTAGTCATTTTATTTTCCTTTTCGTGTATCGGATTTATTTCCGATAAGTAATTATAATATAGGTAGATATAATAAGTACACTTATTTATAATATATATTTATCTAATTTACAATCAAATACTTAGCTTATAAAAAAACCCCAGATTTTGGTCTGGGGCTATAAAAGGTGGGAGAAATGACCACGAAAAGGATACGCTTTTTTAGGTAGCTACACCTGCCACCTCTCCCGAAGCGTTAAAAAGGACAATCTTCCCCAAATGGATTTACTTCTTTCTCATTTGTATTAGATGTTTTTTCTTGTTTTGGTTTATCACCTTTGCTGCCAAGCATCTTCATTGTTTCAGCAATAACTTTTGTTGAATATTTTGTTACCCCATCCTTCTCATACTTTTCAGTCTTCAACTTTCCTTCGACATATATTTGTTGTCCTTGAGTAACATACTCCTTGACAATCTCTGCCAACTTTCCAAAGAATACTATGTTGACCCATTCGGTGACTTCTTTTTGTTCTCCCTGTTTATCCTTGTAGCGTTCTGTAATTGCTATGGATATATTGGCTACGCATTTGCCATCTGGCATAAAGCGAACTTCTGGGTTCTTTCCTACATTTCCAATTCCGATAAATTTATTTACAGCCATGATTATTCTCCTAGTTTGGTGATTATAGAATTTACTTCTGCTATGAACAACTTTACTTCTACTTCCATTAGAGAGATTAAATCTTCATCTCTTTCTACTCTAATTACTAACAATTGATTTTTCCTAGTTAATCTAGGGTCAAAGGATACAAAGTCGCACCACTCTCTGCCTGTTACCCATAGTTGACATTGTATCTGGTTATAATAGTTTGTTGGGATTTTCCTTGTCAATAGATAATCCAAATGTGTGCTTGTATTAGGGCATTTTATCTCTATTAGCCCCTTATCACCCACAAGCCTATCAGGTGATACACCAAGCCACTTTATTGTGGGGTGAACCCAAAACCCTGTCTTGTCTACGAACACGCCCTGAGTAGCTTCGTAGGTCATTGCAGCGGTATCTTCTTGTAGTATTCCCCACTCCATAGCTGCATTGGTAAATGATTCGGGTATTTTGCTACCCATTCTCTCAGCTACCAATTTTAGCTTATAGTTGTTTCTGCCAACTTTTCCTTTGGATAATACATCAGTCATGCAACTAGCTGTAACATGACCCAGCCTAGCCTCTAACCATTCTGGTGAACCTTGCTCAAGATTTTTCATACGGTAGTCCTTCCGCAGAAGCTTCAATTGCGTTTATCATAAGTTCCTCTTTTATAATTTGTGTTGCTGCACGAACAGCTTTTAAGGAAGCGGTATCATTATTACAAAAGACAATTGCAGCTTCATAATTGATTTTTAATACAGCCATAGAATCAGATTGCGTTATTTTTTCAATTAATTCAGCTAGTTCTTGCACATTTATTGGTTGGGCTTCTGGCAAATCTTCACCAGCATATATGTACAATCCTATGCCATGTAAAGCGATAGCTTTAGCCAAACATCTTTGCATAGCTGTATTGACCGCCATGCTATTTGGGTTCTCTATAGCTTGATTCTTATAATCCATTACAGGTAAGTGCGCTGTCATGCTTTTACCAAACGCATTGACCGTACAAAACACCATAACAGTACCAGCGTAGGTAGCTGGTATACCGTATGACCAAGATGCTTTGGGGTCATTTTGTAATAGCACATCTACAGCCCAAGCCCAACTGAGATAAGTCAGCTTACCTTTTTTCTCGGTGTGGTCATTGACATTGATAGCGCGTAAATCATTAAAAGTTTTCATGATTAACCCTCAAATAGTTTGAACCTGAATCTCTAGTTCTGTCCCTGTCATCAAATCTAGCAGAAGCTAAATTAATAGCTTTAAGTTCACAGTAGTTAAAAACCGCCCTGCCTATCTCCCTGCCTATTGCCTCAAAATTACCAGATGCAATAGCTGCTTTGAATTTTTCCTCGTTTACATTGTAATACAAGGAATCTTCGCGGATGGCTTCCATGAATATGTCATATTCTTTTGGGTTGTATGTGTCCACCATTATATCTTTGACTACCGCATCTATTGCAACTTTTCTAAATTCAGCCTCTTCGTACAAGCTGTCGTAGCTTTTATCGTATGACATTTTGTTTTCCTTTTCGTGGGTTTATGGGGCTTGCGCCCCTGTTGGTTATTCCAGTATGTCAGCGATAACACCAGTTACTTTAATCGGCTTGCCGTTCTCGTCTGGCAAGTCTACGGTAGCCACTAATCCAATCAATTTTTCCATCAGGAAGTCCATTGTGATAGTGCCGCACGTTCCATCCTTTAATTCAACCATGATTTTTTTCATCTCGTTTCTCCTTTTCGTGTATGGCAACAAGTGTTACCATAAGAGTATTATAATACACATCTATTACACAATGCAAACTTTATTTTTAACCGTACCCTTTCCACCCAGCATCAATTCCTACTGGGGTTTTTGTGGTCATCGCAGATTTTTAACCAAAAAGGCTGTGCAATTTAAAGCAGATGTTGCAGAGCAGGTGCGACTAGCTGATGTTAATTTTGGTGATGCAAGATTATTTATTACCGTATTATTGTATCCAAAAGATAAAAGAATAAGGGACTTAGATAATTTTTTAAAAAGCTGCATGGATGCTCTAGTTCAAGCTGGGCTGTTTGATGACGATAGTCAAATTGACCGTTTGCTTGTGGAACGAAGGGAAAAATTTAAAGGTGGAAAAGCTGAATTAATTATATCTATCAATAGCTTAAAATAAATGGACTTTATTATTTTACTTATATTATAATAATT